ATAGAGGAGGAATCTGAAACATTCAAACAAAGACAAGAGAGGATTTACAGATAGTGGCAAGTATTAGGGAAAGCATAGCAAGTCATATAGTGACACAGATCAACGCTATTACAGGTGTAAAAACTGTAACCAGAGAGCCTACAGATATTGCTCAATTAGCAGTAACTAGTTTTCCACACGTATTGGTGGAAAGTGCAAATGAAACTAGAGAGAATTCCAGTATAGGAAGTGCTCCTAGACAAGAAAGCACAATAGACTTTTTGATTAATGTAGTAGTGCATGGTAATAACAGAGACTCAGATAGAAACTCTATCATAGAGCAGATAGAAGAGAAACTAGCATTGGATACTAGCTTGGGTGGCAACGCCTCAGACAGTTTCACAAGCGAAGTTATTATACGTGAGATAGGTGAAACTAAACCATATGGCCAAGCGGCATTAGTCTATACGGCAAAATACTATCACAGTCGTGGTAGTGTTTAGAAGACAGTTTGATAGTAATCAAACTTAATAATTTATTTAAGAAGGATGAATTAAAATGGCAGAAACAAAAGGTGTATCAGGGGTAGTAAAGATCGGCCCTAACGGTGGCACAAAAACAGCGATGCTACACGTAACTGCATTCTCATTAGACGAAACATCAGAAACAATTGATGTTACGGCTTTCGGCGATGCAAGTAGATCTGTAATATCATCATTCAGAGGTTTCACTGGAACAGTAGACGGTTATTGGGATCAAAACGACACAAACATTGGTCACGATCAAGATGCTATTGGAACAGGTGCTGACTCAGGAACAGACGCAGTTGGAACTAGCCCACTAATCAAAGCTGGTGACAGAATTGACTTCGAACTGTATCCTGCAGGCGTAGGCTCTGATAATGCATATTATTCAGGTGACGCGATCGTTACAAGTATTGCTAGATCAGCAAGTTTTGATGGTGCGGTAGAATATTCTATCTCATTTGACGGAACAGGTGATTTAGTATACGCGGCGGCTCCGTAATAGAATAAGAGGGTTCAACGGTGCGTTCTACAAATGCAAAAACTATATTCAATCATATAGAAAGCAAGTTAGAACGTGCTGTTGACCAACTATTCATTCAGCTAAATACAGATGCACGGAACATAACCCCAATACGAACTGGGCGTGCAAAAAGAGGTTGGCGAAAGACCTCTACATATAGAATAGGAGATAGCAAAGTGCTAGTAGAAAACAAAGTCCCCTACATTGGTTTACTAGATCAAGGCAGAAGCCGTCAGGCTCCAGCTGGAATTATTGTTCCTGTTCTATCAAAGATACTTAAACAAAGGCGAACAATAAGATGACAAACAAACTAAAATTAATTGACAAAGCAACAGCACATTTCAAAGAAGTGTTAGCTGACGGACTGAAAGGTCCAATCCTTGTGCCAGAATGGGACACGGAAATTTATTATAAACCAAGCACTACATTGGCTGAAGAAGCTCAAGTGGTTGAACTTACACAAAAAGGTAAGTCAACTGAAGCATTGGTTATTACGCTTATTATGAGAGCCAGAGACAAAGACGGTAAAATGTTATTTGATTTGGCAGATCAATATAAGTTAATGAGAGGCGTTGACCCTAAAGTTATCCTACGTGTGGTTACACAGTTTAATGCAGATGCAGAAAAAACTGAAGAAGCATTGGGAAACTAAAGGACAATCCTAACATTCTGTTTCTGTATCGTTTAGGTGCAGAGTTAGGACTAACAGTCAAACAGGTAATGCAGATGAGTAGTGTGGAAGTTCAAGGTTGGGTTGAATATTTTGATTATATAAACAAACAAAATAAAAAAGCCCACAAAGGGAGACGTTAGATGGCAAATTCAACGTATGAGTTGATTGTAAAGGCAGTAGATAAAACTAGTGGTCCTTTACGTAGAATAGAAGGTAACTTAGGCAAACTAGAGCGTAAAAGCAAAGGCATTACGCTCGGTATGGGTAAGATAACTGCGGCTATTACAGCCATTGCTACTGGTGGTGCTTTACGTAGCATTGTAGCCACTACTGCAAATTTTGAAGACTTAAATGATACACTAGCCAGTGTTACGGGTAGTGCTGAAGCAGGTGCTAAAGCATTTGAATTCATAACCAAGTTTTCCACACAAACTCAATTTGGCGTTGAAGATCTAACAACAACATTTATTAAACTACAAGGTGCTGGTATTACACCAACACAAAAACTACTAACAACATTCACAGATGTAGCGGCTGTTACCACAGACCAAGTGGGAACACTAACAGCTATCACAGACTTATTTTCAAGAACTACATCAGGTGGTTTGGGTCTTGAAGAACTAAACAGATTGGCTGACAGAGGTGTTCCAGTATTCAAGATGCTGGAAGATCAACTGGGTATTACACGTTTAGAAATATCAGAATTTGGTAAAACATCAGAAGGTGCTAGGAAGATAACCGAAGCACTAACAAGAGCAATCAATCAACAATTTGGTGGTGCAACAGAACAAAAATTAGATAACTTATCAACTGCGATGAGTAACTTTAAGATTGAAGTTGGATTAGCGGCAAACAAATTGGGAACACAATTTAGACCACAACTTACAAAAGCAATAACAGAAGCAACAGCATTCCTACAAACAAATGATGAACTAATTGAAGCATTGGGTAGTGGATTGGGATCAGCTATTGTTGGAACAGCAGAAGCTCTCAAATTCCTAGCACAAAACTTTGAAGCTATCAAAAACGCGGCACTGAGTGTATTATTCATACAGGGTGCGGCGTCAGCTATCAACTTCTTAAAAGCACTAAACCCACTTCTTGGTAAAATGAACATACTTAATTTAACATTTGCTAAAGTAGGAACCTCAATAAAGAAAACTATTTTTGCATTACCCATTCTTGGTAAAAGTTTTCAAACAATAGCAGGGCAGGCAGTTAAACTTGCTCCGTTGTTGGCAAATCCATTTATTGGAATACCAGCCGCAGTAGCAACTGCATTGACTGCTGGATTATTCTTATTCAGAGATGAAACAATTAAGATAGGTGGTATCACTGCAACATTGGGTGAAACAACTCGTGCAGTATTCCAACTAATAGGTGGATACATCAAAGACGTGGCTGACTTTTTTGGTAATACATTTGGTTTTGTTATAGATGAAGTAAAAGGAATGTTTAGCACCCTGGGTGGTTTTGTTGGTAAAGCATTTACAACCATAGTAGGACTAGCCAAGAACGGTCTAAACAATATATTAAATGGATTCATAGTTACATTTGAATACATCAGAGGTATTGTATTTGGATTACCAAATTTCTTTATAGGTGCATTCAATGGTGTTCTTTCATTGGCTGATAGTTTTGGTGATGCAATAGCTAGAAAATTTTCAAACATATTTGAAGCAGTCAAACTAGCAGGAACAGGTAAGTTCACTGAAGCATATGAAAAACTAGGTGAAGATACAGGATTCAAGTTTGGTGAAGCATTACAAAAAGCATTAGATGAAGTTCCACCAATATTACCAGAAGTAGATACATCAGCTATAATGGCATCTGATAGATTGGCAATCATGCTTAAACCAGTAACTGATGCAATTGAAGGTCAGATTGTTACAAATCGTAAAGCAATACAAGTTCAACAATTAAAAACACTAAAAGACTTAGAAGCCGCACACGGTGCCGCTTTCTTAGCAGAACAACAAGCCAAAGCCAACAAAGAAACAAACGATGCGGCCAATGCTAATAGTAACTTAACAAAAGAAATAGAAAAACGTAAAAATGCAAGTGCAGTATTGATTGAAAGATTGTTAGAAGAAAAATTACAATTAAAAGATCTACAAGCGGCATTATTAAACGTATCAGACATTGCAAGACTAACAGGTCTAAGTGAAACAGAACTAACACAAGCATTAGAAGATCAGATTGCAAGTTTACAAAGAAACAAAGAAGCAGTTGATGAAAATGGTAAAGCAAAAGAAAAACAAAAAACAACTGTTGATAATCTAATAGACAGAATTAAACAAGAAAACAAAGATTTAGAGTTATTGAAAAATGCACTAGCAGATGTAGATAAGATTGCTAGAGCAAATGGCTTGAGTCAAGCAGAACTTACCAAAGCATTGGAAGAACAAATTGAAACACTTGAAAGAACAGGTGATACAGCAAACAAAGTTGGTGAACAAACCAAAACATTTGCTGAAGAAATCAATGAAGCAATCAAAAAACAAGGTGATAGTTTAGCAAATAATCTAGCACGTAGTTTAGCACAAGGTAAAGCAAGTTTGGGCGATTTTAAATCCTTCTTAAATCAAACACTTGAAGACATTGCTACAATGATTATACAAAAACGTATTACACAACCTTTTGTAGACAGCATACTAGGTTCAATAGGGGGAACCAGTGGTGCTGGAAGTATTGGAAATATCCTAGGAAGCATCGGCAGTAGTGGTGGAATGGGCAATATATTTGGTAGTATAACCAGTGGTGCAAGTAGTATCTTTAGCAGTATTGGTGGATTTTTTGGATTAGCAAATGGTGGTATTGCAAGAGGCAACAAGCCTTACATGGTAGGTGAAAGAGGACCAGAAATGTTTGTTCCTAACACTACAGGACAAGTGGTAAGTAATGAACAGTTAGGTAACAGAGGTGAAACAGTAGTTAACTTCAACATCAACGCAATAGATACACAAACAGGTATGGAGTTTCTATTAAGAAACAAACCGCAAATTATAGGAATGGTTAGCCAGGCGCACAATCAACGTGGGCGTCAAGGTATAACAAGTTAAGGAGTCAACAATGGCAAATTTAAATGATGTATGGAATTGGCCTAACAATAGTGCCAACGGATACGCAACAGATTCAGCAGACTGGTCAGGTGATGCAAGTCACGGTATAGACCAAAGAGTAAATAATATAAGAACATATGCTTATAAAGTTCACAACACAGGTTCATTACACTTTACAAATGATTTAAGTAGAACAACAGATGAACTAAATGAAGCATTTGCAAAATACAAACACTATGCTAATCATTACAGTGATGATACAAATCCTACATTCAATAAATTAGCCAAATATCCAATGGTAGAATGGAACATTCAACCAAATGGTAGAAGTATTGCAGGTATACACTATGAATTGAACAGCAACAATATGCCAAGAATAAGAGTGCAGTTCACACACGCACACGAATTTGGTAATGGTGAACAGATTGAGTTTTTTGGTTTTGATACAGATACAAACGGAGCACAACACAGAGAATTTAACACAATACAACCATATGTAGAGATCATTGATGGTTTCAATGTGGTATTGTATGAAGATTCAGCTCTTACAAAATTACAACAATTAGATAATAACTTTTTTGCACAAACAGATGTATTCTTTACAATGTTAGATGATGGAACAGGATCACAAGATGCAGTAGTTCATTTTGATGGATTCCAAGAAACATTCTCAGATGGTGATGTGTTACAAGTAGCAGATACATTCAATAACCTAACAGGAACTGTAGCCGCTTCAAGTGGAACATTATTGTATTTGGAAAAGATAAGTGGATCAAACAGTTTTTTCTTATACACAGATTCAGGTAGAACAACACACGCAACAATCACAAGTGGACAAGGTAAAGACAAGTTCGCAACACCAGCCACAGATGGTATTCCATTCAGTATAGCAAGTAGTGGAAGTGCCGCGGCAATAGCTGTAGATATAAGTGATAGTAGTTTTAATTCATTGAGAACCAATATAGAATCACAAAACATGACACCAAACACAAACACTGAAGATGAAACAAACATATTCAGAGGTTTTTGTAGAGTTCAAATAACAGCAGGTAGTGGAACAAGTAAAACAATTCCAAGCAGTATGGATGACACAGCATTTTTTGGATACAAGTATACAAAAAGCACAGGTAATTTAGAAATACTAACAGATCCTACAGGAACTTTTGGAAGCAGAGATAGTAATGTTTTAACAGCAACAAATGCTAGTGGTAACATAACAGGTAACATCAAGATCATTGACTTCTGGAGTTACAGAAATGAATCACCAGGAACATTTGGCACAGGCACAGCCAAACAAACACAAATAGTTCCAGCAAGTGGAACAAATGTAGGTGGATTATTTTTCACAGGACAAATAAATGAAACAGGACTTCAACCAGTAAGTCCATTATCACATCCACTAGCAAGTGAAGCAGGAACATTGTATAGTGGAACAAAATCAAGCAATGATGACAATCAGAATTTTGCCCAAGTAATATATCAATTAGAAAGTGCAACATACACAAATCCAGGTAGAAGAAAATATCAATATAATATTGCCAATGGAACATTGGCAAATGGTGCTGTATATGATTTCACTAAATTTTGGAAACCTGGAGCAACAAACAGCGTCAGTCCAAGTTATCAAACAACACCAACAGCAACACCAGTTTTAACATCAGCGGGTTATTTGAATGGCTCAGATAATTTAGGTGCTTTTCCAGCAAGAGGTTTGTTTACACTAGCACAATTAGGTGTAAGTGATAGGTTAACAGGTAGTCCAGCTAAACCAGAAGCTAGAGTTATTCCTAAGGTTGGTATATTTGAAATCAATGCACAAGCCAATGCTAGTCCAGGCACCAAAAGTGGATTTATTCTTGTAATAGCAAATTCAATTGCTAGTTTTGCATATGCTGAAGATCAATTTGATACAGATGATGAATGGATTGATCCAGATTTTGCAGAAGGTGCTAAAGTTTGGCCCAAGGACCCAGTTCCAAGTGCTATTAAATTTACAGTTACACAACCAACCAGTGTTACTAGATCACAAAGTGGTATAAAATATACCAGAGCTAGTGGTGTAGTAAGACATCAAATGGAAGTTGAATATCCACCAATGACATATGACCAATTCCGTGAGTTTGAGGTTGTAGCACAAGCGGCACAAGGACAAGTTATACCTTTCTATTTTGATATAAAAAATTATACAAAAAGACATGGTGGATCAACCAATTTATTCTATCAAAGAACAGATAGTGCAAACAGCAGTATTACCACAAGTCATCTAAGAGCGGCTGAATCAACCACAGCAGGACAAAAAGTAATCACAGTAGAAGGTTTCATAAATGACGAGGCAGATTGTTTCATCAGAGGTGAAACACTAATTGGACCACCTAATGGTAATGGTAGTTTATATTACGTTCTAAATGATAATATAAGATCAAACAAATATGGTGAAGCAAAGATTCGTGTTCCATATGGAGTGACAAAAGATCGTGATGCAAATATTAGTTTCTACAAAAATCCAACTCACATAATAGTTACATTGAGTGAAGATAGTTTTGAATACACACTAGGCACAGATGGATTCTACAGAGTTAGTTTTAGATTTGATTTTGACGAGTATAAGTAATGACAACACGATTTGATAGCACAGACGCAACACAGGCAAAAATTATTACTGCATTGGGTAAAAAAACACTTAGATGTTTTGAAAGTCTAGTGGTAGAACTGCGTAAGAAAAGCGATAACAGTCTTGAAAAGATTTATGTTAGTAATGCTCCACACGATGTATCAATCAGTGATACAGATAGTGCAGGAACAACAGCTACAAAGAAATTTACCAGTGTGGGTGCGTTCTTGGGCTTTAGTCAAATACAAGAAGAAAGATTGTTTACAACCAGTGAAATAACTGTTAGCTTGTCAGGTATTCCAGCATATGATACAACAGCAGATGATGGAAGTGGAAACACAGTTCAGTTAGACTTTATCAAACAATTTTTAAATTACAACTATGTGGACCAACCAATAAGAATATACAGGACATTTTTTGATGATTCAACTGAACTGGGTAGTTTCTTAATGTTTGATGGTAGAATTAGTGCACCAGTGATTGAAGATGATCCAGCAGATACATCAACAGTGGCGGCAACGTGTGCCAGTCATTGGCAGGATTATGAAAGAACAAATGGTGTGATTACAAACGACAACAGACAACAAAGTCTCTATTCAGGAGATAGAGCTTTCCAATATGCCAACAAAATATTACAAGATATAAAGTGGCAAAAACCGTAAGGAGTTAAAATGGATTTACAACAACAAATTAAAATGGGTGCGTTTATTAGCAAAAGACAAGGTATGGAATTTCAATGGGGTGTGAATGATTGCAACACTTTCTTTATCGAAATGCACGATTATGTTTATGGCACAGATGATTTTGAGACAAGAGTAAAAGAAAAATACAACGATAAACGTAGTGCAATTCAGTTTATGAAAGATCTAGGACTTACACCAGGACAATGGTTAGCATTAAGAGATTATACAAAATTAACATCACAAAACCCACAATACAGAAATGGTGATGTAGCTATAGTTACACACAAACAAAATTTATATGCTTGTGTTTGGGTTTATTATGAAGGTGCTTTTTGGGGTGTTCCAGAAGGTGAAGAAATACAAGGTTATAAACCATCAATGATGAGACGAATAATCGATAAACAAATTTGGAGAAAGTAAATGGGAAAAGCTCTAGGAACTTTAGCCACAATAGCAGTAGCAGTATTTGCTCCTTATGCCGCGGCGGCATTGGGATTAAGTGGATTTGCGGCTACAGCATTCAGTTTTGTATTACAAGCGGCCGCTAGTTCAGTATTTGGACCAAAAGCAGGCGGTGGAGGTGGTCGTGGTGTCACTGACAGTGGCTTTATGGTCAACAAGGGTTCAAACGTTTCAAGTATTCCAGTAGTATATGGTGATAGACGTATGGGTGGTATACGTGCTTATGTGCAAACAACAAACAACAACAATCCAGCACAAACAAGTGGAACACAATATTTACACGTGATATTAGCAGTGGCACAGGGTGCAACAACATCACAAACAAATGCTATTGAAGATATAACAGCAGTTCAGTTTAACAACACAGAAGTATGGAGTGGAAGTGTTAAAGGTCAAAGTGGTAGTATAGCTGGTAGCTTTAGTGGTAAACTATGTTTAAGAATGTGGTTAGGTGCACACGATCAAACAAGTGCGTCTGACAATGACGCTGGAACAAGTTTCAAAGTAGGAGCCGCTTTCAACAAAAGTGAAGAGTGGACAACCAATCATAACATGAAGGGTATAGCCTACATATATGCTATCATGGAATATGATAGAGATCTATTTCCAGGTGCTCCAACTATTACGTGTGATATAAAAGGTAAAAAGATCAAAGCAGTAAATGAAGGTGGCACAGGTGTTCATCCTACAACTTATGTTAGCACAGATGCAGAACGTAAAAACCCAGCAAACATCATATATGATTATTTGGTTGAGCCAGTGTATGGCAAAGGAATTAACACAAGTCAAATTGATATAGAAAGTTTTAAAACTGCTAGAACTTGGGCAAATGGTAGTGCAGGTGTATCATTTAATGGTGCATTAGATACAGCTGATACACTATTCAACAACACACAAAAACTGTTAACAAGTGCAAATATGAATCTAGTGTATGCAAATGGAAAGTATCAACTTAAACCAGTAAAAGCTGAAAGTTTTAGTAGTGCATATGATTTTAACAAAGATAATATTTTAGGTAAAGTTACAATGAGTTTGGGTAACAAAAAGAACAGATTCAACAGAATGAAAGTAAACTATTTTAACCCAAGTTTAGAATGGCAACCAGACAGTAAATTAGTAGAAAATCCAACATACTTGACAGAAGATGGTGGTGTAGTAAATGAAACAACAATTGAACTTCCTATGATAGGAGATGCTACATTGGCACAGAAGATAGCAACATACTATCTGAATGCAAGTAGATATCAAACTATCATGCAGTTTAAATCAAGTCACGAATCATTGAAACTAAACGTTGGTGATCCAGTAACAGTAACGCATGATGTTTATGGATTTACTGATAAAAAATTTAGAGTAAATAGTATTACATTGAATCCAGATTCTACTGTAGAAATAGTATTAGAAGAATATGGTGTAGATAGCATATACTTGGAGAACGCATAATGGTTAGAAAAGTAGCAAAAGATAAAAAGACAGGAATACCAAAAAAGTATTTGAGTGGCACAAAAGGAAAGCAAAGACGTGAATTATCTAGTGTATTAAAACGCATTAGCGACCTTTACAGGGCTGGTAAAACGATTCCAGCTAGTTTGATACGTAGGAGAATAGAACTTGGCAAAAATAAGTAAAACAGTTGAAACAGCATTGAAAAGAAAAGCTAAAAGCAGTAAGCTATTCAACCTCACTGATCTAAAAGCAGTTTATCGTAGAGGTCAAGGTGCATATTTAGGTGCAGGTTCAAGACCAGGAACTACTATGGCACAATGGGCCATGGGTAGAGTAAACAGCTTGATCAGAGGCAGTAGAAAACACGACCTAGATATACGTAGAAAAGCTAGAAAGAGAAACAAATGAGATTAGTAGGATTAGACGGAAATATAGTATCACAACCAGTTGATATTGAAACAACAACAGGTGTAGATCTTGGTAGTGTATCAGAACTTACACAGGCTGACGATGGTGCAACTGCTGGTCCAACATTTACTTTAACAAGAACAAGTTCAAGTCCAGCCGCAGATGATCTATTGGGTAGTATATTATTCAGAGGCAATGATAGTGCTGGTAATGTAGACACATATTCAAGCATAACAGGTCGTATTGGTAGAACAAATTCAACAAGTGAAAGAGGACTCATAAACTTTAATGCAATAAACAATGGTGCAGATGAAATAGTTATGACCATGAGCAGAAATGGATTGTTTATGGGTGCAGGTAATAAACTAGCATTGGGTGGAGATAGTGCAAACTTCTTTACAAGTCTATACGTGGTAGATCCTACTGCTGATAGAACTATAACATTTCCAGATGCAGATGGAACAGTTCAATTACAATCAGAAGATTATCCATCACCTTACTTTACTACTACTGCAACACTAGCAACAACTGATAATAGTGCAGATGCTGGTCCAGTTTTTAGTTTAAGTAGAAACTCTGCTAGTCCAGCAAACAGTGATATACTTGGTCAAATAGCATTTAGAGGTTTAACAGATCCATATGCTGATATACTTACAACTGACAGTAAGTTTCTTGGATTTACATATTCTAGCATAGAAGGTCAAATAGAAAGAATTACACAAGGCGGCGAAAGAGGTAGATTAAGATTTAATTGTATGAGTGATGGTTCAATGGAAACTATT